AGGGAATGCTACTACAGCTGGTAAGCTGAGAATAAAAGAAACTCATGCTGGAAATGCTAATTATGTAGATCTTACAGTACCAGACGATGGAGTTACTAGTAATTATTCAATAACATTACCCGCTGCAGCTCCTACAGTTAATGGTCAAGCTTTAACAGCAACCACAGCTGGTGTAGCTTCATGGTCAACAGTTGATGTAAAACTAGATACTCCTGTTATAACGGGAGATTTAGAAGTAGCAGATGCAGGTACTGTATCTCATACTATTACTAACTATTCTGATGATGTTACTTATACTTTCTCTAGTCTTTCTAATTGTACAATAGGTTCAGTTAATACATCTGGAGTCTTTGTTGTAACTGAAACAGGAGATCATCCTGCTTATACAGTTAAATCAGAAACTGACAGTCTTGGTTTAGCTGATTCAAATACATTAACTAAACAATTAAAGACAAGATTATCAGCTCCTACATTAAGTTCACCTGCTGATGGTCCAACTGCAACTAATGTTGTATATACAATTACTTCTACTAATGCTAATGATGATAAACTTGTATTAGATATTGGATCTTCTAATTTTACTTACCAAAGTGTGTCTGTAGGTTCAGGATCTAAAGTAGGTAATACAGTTGAGTTAACAGGATTTACAACAAATAATCCTGCAGTTACTATTCAATTTACAGCAGAAGCTACATACTCAGTAACAGCTAAAGCTATAAATACTGGTGGTACATGGGGTGACTCATTATCTTCATCCGCAGATAGTATTACTATTGTCAATACATATGCTGTTGACTATTTAGTTGTCGCTGGAGGCGGTGGCGGTGGTCAAGGTTATGCTGGCGGAGGAGGTGCTGGTGGTTTGAGAGCTAGTTATAATAGTGAAACCTCTGGAGGAGGAGGTTCATCAGAAACTAATTTATCACTTTCTCCCAATACTGTATACACAATTCAAGTTGGAAATGGTGGAAATGCTGGACAAGGTACGGCAGCTGATGGTGGAGAAGACTCATTTATATCTGGTTCTGACATAACAAATGTCGTTTCAGCTGGTGGAGGACGCGGAGGTTCTAGAGCACCTGATAGATATCAACAAGCTGGAGGATGTGGTGGAGGAGCATGTGATGGTAACGGACCGGGAACAGGCACTGGATCTCCGGGTACAGCAAACCAAGGATATGCAGGTGGAAATGGTCTAGTAACAGGAACTAACCAAGGTAGATATAACGGAGGCGGCGGCGGTGGTACCAGTGCTGCTGGAGGACCGGCTACAGATGGTCCGGGTACAGCCCCCGGTGGTGCAGGACGAGCATCTACTATAACTGCATCTAGCGTAACATACGGTGGAGGCGGTGGAGGCGGAATGGGCTCTGGCCAAGGCCAAAATTACCCCGGTGGTTCAGGTGGTTCTGGAGGAGGCGGCAATGGCGGCTCTGACGGTTCTGGAAGTGCTGGATCTGCTAACCTCGGAGGCGGGGGAGGTGGAGCTGGAGGTAATGGATATTGGGGACCAGATGGTGGAGGAGCTGGAGGTTCAGGAATTGTTATTCTTAGAATGGCTACTGCTAACTACTCTGGTACTACAGTTGGTTCACCTACTGTAACCACATCCGGCTCAGATACAATAGTTAAATTTACAGGCGACGGGAGTTACACAGCATAATGGCACATTTCGCACGAATAAATCGAGACAACGTAGTTGAAAAAGTACATGTTGTAAACAATGCTGTAATTACAGATAAGGATGGTAAGGAACAAGAACAGTTAGGTATCGATTTTCTAATAAAGTTATGGGGTTACGCTTGGTATAAACAAACCTCTTATAATCGTACTTTTAGGAAACGTTTTGCAAATAAAGGTTCAACTTATGATGTTGCAAGAGATATCTTCATTGATGGCCAACCTTATCCATCTTGGACTTTAAATGATACTACTACTGAATGGGAACCCCCAACAGCAATGCCAACTGATAAAACTAAGTTTTACGTTTGGAATGAAGTATATTTAAGATGGGATACAATTTCTTAAATGGAAATACCTAGAGTCGTTCTTCCCAAGGCTCTAGATATACCACAGTTATATCTCAAACAACCTTCAGCTCACGTTCCATCTTTTCAACCTATGGTAATCCCTCCGGCTGATTTGGAACGGCCTGAAGAAACTCAGGCAGAAGAAACAACAGAAGAACCTGAAGCACCTACTTTAAAGATTCCGGTCATTGATATTAAAATGCCAATACCGGAAACTGCAGTAGTAGTAACGGCTGTAACAACAGCTGTAGTGGCAGTGGCAACCACCTCTGTTACTCAAACCTTATTTGAACCAATTAAGAAAAAGGTTCAAAAACAATTACAAGCTAAAGTTAATAAATGGAAGGAAAACCAGAAGAAAAAAAAGGACTCCTCAAAAAACTCAAAGACGGAATAGAAGATCAAGAACAACAAATACAGATTCTTGGTACATTCGTTCGTCTTGGTGTGGTTGTTTGGAGTGGGTTCATAATAACTTTAAACTACGTAGAATTACCTATGGTTAAGAAATCTGGTAACTCAGATATCACGTTCGTTGCTAGTGTGTTTACGGGTGCACTTGCGACTTTTGGCTTGACCACTGGTAATAAAAGTAATGGTAAGGGTAACACACCCGTCAATTGTCCAATGGTAAAGAAAAAGGAAGAATGAAAAAATGGCTATTACTCTTCCTACTAGCATCCCCCTCGGTAGTAAGAGCAGAGTTAGTGACGCCCCAATTCACCCAAGGCAGCATGAACTCAACAACAACAACGGTTCAAGAGATCGTGGAGGATATAACCATCACGAAATATGGGTCAGTGTTAAACACATGGGATGGAAACAATATTACTCATACTTCAGCAAGTTCTGGAGGAATAGTAGATTCAGATTCCATCTTCACGATTCATACAGTTGGAGATCCCTTTACGTTAGAAGTAACCACAAGGGCAGCAACTCAAGTGTTAGAAACACAAGTAATAGAAAGAGAAATCGACACTACTTCTACTACGGTCTCCTTATCAGTCTTCTCTCAATAGCACCAGTTCGTGCTGAAGAAGGCGAAACAAACAATACATCTAATCCTGTGGCGGCTGCAACGGGCAATGTGACCAACCAAGCCGTGCAATTTCAAAACAATGGTGCTCCATCTAGACAACATTATGGTCCAAACATAAGTTGTAATGGTAGTACCATGACCTTCTCTCCTTTCTATATGGGGAATCATACAACACCCTTTGATGACGCAATGGATCAACAGAGCTACACAGTAGCTGAAAACTGGGGATTCCAAGTTAACTTTATGATCCCTTTAGATCAGAAAGGATTAGAACGATGTAGAGCTATAGCAGCACAACAACATGAGAAGATGAAGTTAAACTATGAATTAGTTAGAATCGATAATTGCGCTAAACTGCAGCAAAAAGGTTTTATGCTACTTCCCGGTTCTCGTGTCTATCATATGTGTAGTGATGTTATACCTATAGCTGCTTATAAGAAAGCAGAGAAAAAGGTTCTTCAATGTAAAGAACCACCAAAGCCTTGGTATAAACCTTGGCATAAACCTAACAAATGTCCACTAAAATGACCTTATTAATCAAGCCTATCCTACTCACCTTTATTAAATCAGATTCCGTTAAAAAACTTATAGTCGATGTACTAGAAGCTTATGTAAAACGTACTGATAATAAACTTGACGACCAAGCTCTAAAAATTGTAAAAGACAAACTCTTCAGTTAATGGCAAATGGATTAATCGCTATCGCGCTATCCTCTATATTTGCTATCTGCACTGGAGGTATTATACTTTATTTTTTATCATAATGGCATATACATACGAAGAAGATGGTTCAAAATCTGAATCTATCGCTCAAAGACAAGAAGCAAAGAAGAAAGCACAGAAAAAATAATGGCTAAAGCTACAGAAGAACAGTTCCATGAACTGCATAATCTTGTCACTAAAGAATTTCTAGCTAGAGTTAAGAGTGGTACAGCTACAACTCAAGACTTAAAAGCTGCATGTGACTGGTTAAAAACAAATGATATTAGTGGAGTAGCTTTTGATGGCAGTCCATTAGATAAATTAGCAAAATCCATTCCAACTGTAGATCCTCAGTTAATACAAAGGAGGTTGTATGGCTCCAAAGTTAAGTCCTAATCCGGGCAGAACTGCTAGATTTTATAGAAAAAATAAGAGATCTAGATTGAAGCATAGGAGGGATGAACTTAAAAGAGGCAAATCACCTGCTAAAAGGAAATACCGATCTCAATTAAAGATCGCAAGAAACAAGGCAAGACCCGGTCCTCAACAAGATATGTCTCATAAGGGTAAGCGTATTGTCGTTGAATCACGTAAAACTAATCGTGCCAGAGGTGGCGCAAAAAGGAGGTAATTAATGGCTGTAATTGATCCAGCATCAAGCATATCTAGTCAGTTAAGCATAGGTAAACCACAAACAAGAAGAGAAACTGAAAGATTACTTATCGACACTCTTAGATCTAAGTATGGCTTAGGGAAGGGAGAGCATGTTTCATATGGTGTTATTAAAGGTAAGTATAGAGTATATTCCAGTAAAGCTGGTGGTTATATTGATACTAGAACAGGAGGAAAGTGGGATGCTAACAGTATAAAAACTACTATCAATCAAGAGCGTAAAGCTTTGATTCGAGCTAAAGCTGGCAGCAGATTTGGTGGAGCATTACAAACTGGTCGTAATCTACTAAATAGAGCTGCTAACTTCAGTAACGCACAAGAGGCCAGAAATGCTTTAAGTAACCATTTACAAGCTAAAAGTCAAAATTGGTGGCAGGTGCGTAATCTAGCTAGTCCTTTGGATATTGATACTGGTCAAAGAACATATGAACTTGACTGGGAGAAACAAAGAAAAATATTAGAGCAACGTGTAAATGCCGCAGAAGGTGTAAAAACTGATACTACATATAACGCACCAAAAGAGGTACTTAAAGTAATTAAATCGAATAACAAAAATTGGGGTGGATCTCAACCTTTAGGAGAGTTTGTTGAAACTGGAGATCGTTCCCTAACGCCTGCTTTAAAACCTATTGGAGTTGCTAATTCCAATCAATCTAATGTAGTAGTAAATGATTCTGCTAAGGGTCAAGAAATCAATTTAAAAACTGGTGAGAGTAAAGATAACACTGATAATAATAAAACTAAAGTAGAGAAAACCAGCGACTCTATCAAAATAAATAAAGGAGAAAAGAAGTATAATCAAAGATTACTAGATGCTGGATTTACAACAGATCAATTAGATAAGCTTCAAACTCAACATTCAGACTGGAAAGCAGCTAAAAAAGCTGGGACATTAGCAGATTGGGAAGCAAAGTATCACCCTGATAGGACTCCTAAATATAAAAATAGGAAACAACTTAAAGCGAAGGCATCATAATGAATACACATACTGAAGGATACGGTACCGAGTTTGCTGATAAAGTTGAACAAGGTATAGGCAATGCAGTTCAAGGTGCAGGTAATTGGTGGAGAACCAACTCTGTTGAGCAAGCAGGTGTCTTGGATGATGTCTTACGTGCTACTGAAGGTGGTATTAAGAATGTAGGTGAATGGTGGACTAAAAATTCAGCAGATCAAGAGGGTATTGGTGATGATATCCTCCGTGGTATAGGTAGCGTTGCAGGTACGGGAATGCGTATCTTAGATGCTGGAAGCTACTATGGTGGAAGACTTGGTGGCGGCTTTGCTACTATGATAGGTGTCGATTCACGTATTGGTGGTGCTCTTGGTAATGTTGCTGGTGATTTACTGGCTGGAGGTGCAGTTGCTAAGGGTTTTAAAAGTGCTAGAGCTGCCCAAGCTTTAGGACGTATGGAACCATTAACTGCAGGTAGAATAATGGGGAATCAATTATCCGTAGGAGCTGCTGGAGGACCACGTTTAAGCAGAGGTTTCATACATGATTTTGGTGTTGCTGTTAGAAAAGGTAATAACAAATTAGATGAAATTATCGAAGCTGGACAAAGACTAGCCCCTAAATATGATGGAGAACTTCCTGTCTATACATTCGCTAGAAAAGGCGATCAGGGTAGACTTAGAAAACAACTTGTAGAACAAATAGTAAACGATCCAGAATTAGCTGCAGGTTTATATGACGGTTCTATCAATCGAAAAGTTTTAGGGTCTGTTATAGATGAAAATGGTAGAAGAAGAAGAATCCAAGGTCTTCATAAACTCTTTGAAGCAGAAGATATGAAAACTGCATTAAATTCAAAGACTATAACATTTGTTGATGCTGCTTCGTCTAATGCTGATAATTTAGAAAGAGCAAAAAGAATGCGTCCACCATCAAATGGCAGTGTGACTAAAGTATTTAATGAGTTATATCCAGATGATCCTAAATTAGCAGCGGCTTTAGAGAAGCAGTATAGAAAGCAGCAACTAGTAGGATTTAATAGAGTACAACAAGCAGCTGCAGAGCAAGGTTGGTCATTTAAACAAATTGATGAGTATTATAGAACAGGTAGAGTACCTAAAAGATTTGAGAAGACAGGGTTACAATATGATGCTGGCCACTGGAGAGCAACTATGTCTGAACCTCATCCTTTAATGAATGATAGACCAGCTTGGGTTAAAGACGGAGATGTAGAAATTTGGCATGCACCAACTGGTGATCGTACAGCACGTATCGAATTAAGATCTACTAATCAATTAGCTAAAGCAGATATAAAACATGATATTAACCCATATGCAGCTAAGAGGATTGGTGTCCCTAGAACATGGGAAGAAGATATTGTAATGTGGGTTGATAGAGAATTCCATACTGGTAAATATCCAGATTGGTATGAATTAGGTACTGATTATATGGCTCTTGCTGAAGATATTGCTTGGGATATGCCCGAAGAACAAGTAATGCGTTTATTTGATAAATTAGATGCTAAAATAAAAGCAGATCCTAACCATCATAATAATTGGAGGATAAAAGAAGTTATAGAAGATGCAGAGAATGCAAAAAGATTAGATGCATTAGAAGAACTTGAATTTTCACCAAAACAGAACTGGGATGAACTCATCATGGGTGACGCTGAGACGGCCTTCGTGAAGCGTCAAGCTGGTAAAACGAAGAAACCTAAATGACAGATGTTATAACCGCCTTACAGGACGATTTCAAGCTGTTTCTGCAAGCTTTATGGGACCAGCTTGACCTACCTTCTCCAACACGTGCACAATATGCA